AAGTCCACCTCATCAGTGAACTTTTTGAAAGATAATTTTCCTGTGATACACAAAGAGTATATTAAAGAATGGTTAAAAGAAAGTGGAAAAGGTCCGAAAAGACAACAAAAAATGCCTTCATCGAATGCATTCAAGTTCACTCCCAATCCAGATTTACTAAATAAAAATGTCGAGTCAATGTCTGTAGAAAATCTCAAAGCAGTATGTCACGGTGCATACGATAGAATTATAAGCAGAGAGTATTTACAGGCAAGAAACATACCAGATGAAGTAATTAAGAAACTCTGGTTTGTAGACAACGCACAAGTTCTATCTCACCTACATAGTAAGTATAGAGAGAGAGTTCTTGGAAATGACCCAAGAGTCGTTCTGCCATTCATAAGTGAGAATGGGGAGTTATTAGGGATAACAGGTCGTGCAATCAATGATTCACCTCTTCGTTATTTAACTATGAGATTCCAAGATGATGTTCCACTCATCTTCAACTATAATAATGTGGACAAATCAAAGACTATCTATGTCACTGAGGGACCGATAGACAGTCTATTCCTACCCAACTCTATAGCAGTTGCAGGTAGTGATTTCAAAAAGATAGATGATAGTATAAAAGAACAGGCGATACTCATTTATGACAATGAACCAAGAAATACAGAGATATTAAAAAAGATTGACGAAGTTATTGATTTAGGTTGGTCTGTATGTCTCTGGTCGGATAAAAGAGTATCTGGATTGAAAGATGTGAATGATATGATACAAAGTGGATTGACACCACAAGATATCACTGATATAATTACTTCTAATACATATAATGGTCTCTCAGCAAAATTGAAATTTAAGGAGTATAAGAAGAAGTGAATTCATCAGAAATTAAAGTAGTTAAGTCAGATGGTACAAAAGTTGAGATAGACTTAGATAAAATACATAGAATGGTACATAAGGCATGTAAAGACCTTACAGGTGTAGCAGAGTCCTCAGTAGAAATGAATAGTGGACTTCAGTTTTATGACGGTATCACAACACAAGAAATTCAAAAAATATTAGTAAAGAGTGCAAGTGATTTGATTTCACTTGACTCACCAAATTACCAATTTGTAGCATCGAGACTACTATTATTTGGTATTCAGAAACAAGTATTCAATACAAAGTGGAAAGATTCAGAGATATATCCACCTCTCAAAGAGATAGTGGATAGAAATATTGATTATGGGGTTTACGATAAGGAAATCTTAAATCGATATAGTGATGAAGAGTTTGACAAAATAAACTCTTACATCAAACATAACAGAGACTTTGATTTTACATATGCAGGACTGCAACAGGTTGTTGACAAGTATCTTGTGCAAGATAGGTCAGTTAATCTAGTCTATGAGACACCTCAATTCATGTATATGTTAATTGCAATGACTCTATTTCAAAACTATGATGATGATAAAAGGTTAGAATATGTCAAAAGATATTACGATGCAATCTCAACATTCAAAATATCAATACCGACTCCTATTATGGCAGGAGTTAGAACACCACTTAGACAATTTGCATCATGTGTTCTTGTCGACTCAGACGACACACTCGACTCTCTATTCTCTAGTGATATGGCCATTGGACGCTATGTTGCTCAAAGGGCAGGAATCGGAATTAACGCAGGAAGAATTAGAGGCCTTGGTTCGAAGATTAGAGGTGGTGAAGTACAACATACAGGAGTTATCCCTTTCCTTAAAAAGTTTGAGGCAACAGTTAGAAGTTGCACACAAAACGGTGTTCGAGGAGGTAGTGCAACAGTCCATTTCCCAATCTGGCACCAAGAAATAGAAGATATTCTAGTATTAAAGAACAACAAAGGTACTGAAGACAACAGAGTAAGAAAACTAGATTATAGTATACAGTTGTCAGAGTTATTTTATAAGAGATTCTTGTCTAATTCAGAGATATCATTGTTCTCTCCACATGAAGTGCCTGGCTTATATGAAGCATTCGGTACACCTGAGTTTGATGAACTATATGAAAGATATGAGAGAGCAACATCTATACCAAAAACAAAAGTAAGTGCAAGAGACTTATTTACAGATTTATTAAAAGAGAGAGCTGAGACAGGCAGAATCTATATTATGAATATAGACCACTGCAATAGTCATAGTAGTTTTCAAGACAAGATTAACATGAGTAATCTATGCCAAGAAATTACATTGCCTACAGACCCTATTCAACACATCGATGGTAAAGGTGAGATTGCACTTTGTATTCTTAGTGCAATCAATGTTGGTATAATAAAATTGGAAGAAATGAGCAACTTGTGTGATTTAGCAGTGAGAGGACTTGAAGAACTAATAGATTACCAAGAGTATCCTGTGAGGGCAGCCGAGAAATCAACTAAGGCAAGAAGAAGTCTTGGTATTGGTTATATCGGTCTGGCTCATTTTCTTGCAAAGAACAAGGTCGAATATGGTTCTCCTGAATCATTAGAATTAGTACATGAACTAACAGAGAGTTTTCAATATCATCTATTGTGTTCAAGTAATCAACTTGCATCAGATAAAGGTGCTTGTTCTGAATTCTCTTCAACAAAATATGCAGCGGGAAAACTACCTATTGACCATTATAAATCTGATGTAGATACTCTAGGTAAATTTAAATATAAGTGTGATTGGGAAAAACTAAGAACAAGAATTAATGTTCATGGTCTTAGACACTCGACACTTACTGCACAAATGCCTAGTGAATCATCTAGTGTTGTATCAAATGCAACAAATGGTATTGAACCACCTAGAGACCACTTGTCAGTTAAGAAGAGTAAGAAAGGTACATTGAAACAGGTTGTACCACAATATCAAATGTTAAAGAACTTCTATACTCTATTATGGGATATGCCTTCAAATGAGGGTTATATCAAAGTAGTTGCAGTGATGCAGAAATTCTTTGACCAGGCAATCAGTGGTAATTGGTCATACAATCCAGAGAACTACGAAAATGGTGAAGTTCCTATATCAGTAATGGCAAAAGACTTACTAAATACATACAAATACGGATGGAAGACATCTTACTATCAGAATACTATGGATGGTAAAACAGAAGATGTGGTGAAAGATGAAAACTCAGCAATGAATGATTATGTCCCACCAATGATATCTTCCCCAAATACAGACGAGGAAGACTGCGATGCATGTGCAATCTAAAAAGGATAGATTATACGACTTTGATGTACCGATAAAAGACAATCGTAATGATGTTGAGACTATTAAATGGTCAGGTAAAACAAGTCAGACAACTTTAGATTTTGTTAACAACAGATATGTTGTTCTAAAGAATTTCATACCAAAAGAAATCATAGACATGGTCAATGATTCGTGGGAATGCATTGAGAATGATGAAAGACAATACAATGCACACTTCATGAAAGAAGATGAGTTAACACATTCTACACCAAAAGAACAGAGAAACAAATCTCATGGTGCATACAATTTTCCACCTGCAGTAGGTCTACATCGTTGGATGAAGAATGCACTTAATCCTATCTTAGATATAAAACTACAAGAGACCTATTCATTCACTAGAAAATATATCAGAGGTGCATCATTATCAGCACATACAGATAGACCATCATGTGAAATTAGTTGTACATTTCCTTTAAAATATAAAACAGATGATAATACACCTTGGAAGATATGGGTAAATAACAAACATAATTATGCAAACCATAATGATGAACAAGGGCAACACTGGATTAAAACAGTCACACAAGATATACATGAAGGTATTTCAGTAGACCTTGAAGTAGGTGATGTCTTACTATATCAAGGACCTAATATACCACATTGGAGAAACACTCTATGTGGTGATTACAGTTATCATATGTTTTTACATTTTGTTAACATGAGAAGTAAATTGACACATTTAGAAGGTTATTCATACAATAAACCAGGTACTAACCCACACACTAGAAACCTTGTGACTGAATGGGATGGAAGAGAGAGTAGATGGTCTGATGAACCAATACAAGGTGAACATAGTCTTGATAACTGGTGTTCTAAAATATGGGATAATCAACCAGACAAACATCTATATGTGAATAACTATTCATATTTGACAGGAAAGGTGGAAGAGGATTTAATTTAATGACGGTATTTAATAAAAACAATGTAGACTTTACTAAGAACAAGATGTTCTTTGGTGAAGAATTGAACACACAAAGATTTGATGAGTTCAAGTACCCTATATTTGATAAACTAACACAAAGACAACTTAGTTTCTTCTGGAGACCAGAAGAAGTGTCTTTACAGAAAGATAGAAGTGATTATCAGACACTTACACCTGCACAAAAACATATCTTTACATCTAATCTAAGATATCAAACTTTACTCGACTCAGTTCAAGGTAGGGCACCAAGCATAGCATTCTTACCATTCGTGACCTTGCCTGAACTAGAGTCTTGTATTATTACATGGGACTTCATGGAGACTATTCATAGTCGTTCATACACACATATCATTAAGAACATTTATGCAGACCCTAGTGATGTCTTCGATACAATTCTAAATGAAGAAGCAATCGTTAAGAGAGCAGAAATGGTCACGGAGAAATACGATGAATTTATCCAGTTAGGTCGAAGAAGATTACTAGGACTCAAAGTTGAGGATTATGACCTTTATAGGGCATTATATCTGGCACTTATATCAGTAAACATATTAGAAGGTATCAGATTCTTTGTATCATTCGCATGTTCATTCGGATTTGGTGAACTCAAACTAATGGAAGGCAGTGCAAAGATTATCTCCCTTATTGCAAGAGACGAGGCACAACATCTTGCAATATCACAACACATGCTTAAAGCATATCAGAAATCAGAGAATGATAGTATGATGAACAAAGTAATGAAAGAATGTGAACCAGAAGTATACAAACTATATGAAGATGCAGTACAACAAGAGAAGGAATGGGCAGAGTTTCTATTCAAAGATGGTTCTATGATAGGATTATCCGTACCTTTACTAGGTCAATATGTAGAATTCATTGCAAACAAAAGACTTCGTGCAATAGGATTAAATCCTATATACGATATCTCTTCAACGAACAATCCTTTACCATGGACACAACATTGGTTTAATAGTAGAGGATTACAGAATGCACCACAAGAGACTGAGATTGAATCTTATCTTATCGGTGGCATAAAACAAGATGTTGATGATTCAACATTTGAGGACTTTAAATTATGATAGACGCAGTTGTATTAATAGCAATACTTTGGTTGGCATTAGTGTCACTAATAACCTTTTTCTTCTTTGATGAAGGTACTAAAGGTGTAAAGAAAGACCCTTATTATGGTAGTAAGACAGGAACAATATATACTGCAAAGAAAGAAAGGAGTGAATACTTATTATGATTGAAATATTTGGAAAACCACAATGTCCATTTTGTGACAGAGCCGTATCCTTATGTGAACAAAGAGGATATGAATTTACATACAAATCATTAGGAACAGATTTTACAAGAGAAGAACTCTTTGAATCTTTTCCAACTGCAAGAACCTTTCCACAAATCAGAGTCAGAGAAACAGAAAATACTTGGACTTACATTGGTGGTTATGACCAACTTGCAGAATTTGTAAAACATGGGAATGTTTGGAAAGACTAATGAACGAATATTTATTATATCTTCCACCTTTGGTCGACCAAGTAGGAGAAACCAAACTAATTTGTCAGAGATATGAACATCTGATGAAAATGGTTGATAGAGAATATCAAACATGTAGAACATACATAGTAGGAATAGATGTAGACAAGGCCTCTGTAGAGGCGAAACCACCATATCTATTATTCAATGGGAAAGTGACAGGTTTTCCAGAGGCCTTTGATACGATTATGGTCAAAAGTCAAAGAGCAATAGACGGTACAACATTTGACGAGGATTTATTGTAGTGAATAGTGAAAAAGAAATGATGTTTTGTGATAATTGCATGAGTGAATGTGAAATCGAACATGACGGAGACCACGAAATAAGGTTTTGTCCGTTCTGTGGAGATTCTTATAGTGATGAAGTAGAAGAAGATGGAGATATATTGTAAAGACAGTTGGATGCTAACCAATGCCGTTTATATT